TGTAAATGGTCTTCAGAGATTGGGAGTTGAACTTGGACTAGCGACTTCGGTCAACAGAAGTGGCGAAGTGCCATTGGTCATATTCTCGGAGAGAGAAAAGATATGGGTCAAAAGACAATCAATCAAACGGGTTCAGTACAATGGGTTGGTCTGGTGCGTAACTGTTCCAAACTCATACATCTTCGTTAGAAGAAATGGAAAAATAGTAGTTACCGGGAATTCCAACGCCGAGGCCTCGGAATACGTCTTCATGAAGAACTGCATTAGGCCTAAGATGGCGCAGTTTGTCGAATCGTTCAACGAATTTTTGCTGCCCTTGTTTGACTCCGAGGAGTTGTTCCTTGACTTCGTTGACCCCGTGCCGAAGGACCGCAACGCCAAGGTTGCGGAGTATACCGCCGCCTGCGACAAGTGGATGACCAAGAACGAAATCCGCGACGAAGAGGGTCTGGCGCCACTTGAGGGTGGGGACGAAATCTGGCAACCACTTAACTTGACCACGATGTCCAACCCCACCCCGAACACCCCAGAGGTTCAGACGGAACCCAAGCCAGCCGAGCAACAAGGGGAAGAAAAGCCGGAAGAAAGGCCAACCGAAGAAATCGAGCAATTGGGCTATCGGATCTTGCGGGTTAAAAAGGGAGCGAAGAAAAAACTCCCTAGAAGCCTAAAGGAGAAAGTCCTCGCCCTGAACAACCGGAACATCAGGATCAAGCAGATGAGAGAAGACCTCAAACAACAGATTAAGAAAATCCTCAAGTCCAAAATCAAGCCCAGACCGGCAGTCAAACCCAGACCCCCAAAATACAAGGATATGCGCAAGAAAGAGGACATTGATTTATACGTCAAGACCTTAGCGGGAAACTCCAACGTCTTCGAGAAGAAGATGAACGAAACAATGAAATGGAAATACTACCAGCCCCAGATGGAGTTTATCATGCGGAAACTCGACAAGGGGACGAAGTTCATCCTGACCCAGTCAATGAAGAAAATCGAGAAGTCAGTCGGGGAGGAGTTCATGTTCGACAAGGGTCACTATATAACGGTGGGAATTGATCTGTTGACTCCCCTGCTAAAAGATATTATCAAGACCCAGGGAAGCGAGGCGATGCTGACAGTCAGCCCAGAACAGGCTTATTCCCTCATGGAGGTGGCCAGGAAGTTCTTGAACCAGAAACCGACCAAACTAGCCAAGTCAATCACCGAAACGGCCTACACGAGGATCAGGGGCTCCCTGGCCGAGGGGATAAAGGCTGGGGAGAGTATTGCTAAACTGAAGGATCGGGTGATTGAGGAATATAAATCCCTAGAGGTCTATCAGGCCGAAACTATTGCCAGAACAGAGGTCTCAAGGGCGACCAACTTCGCGACTATCGATGCCTTCAAGCAGTCTGGAGTGGTCGAGGGCAAAGAATGGCTAGTGGTTGGGGATGATAGGACCTGCGAGTATTGTTTAGCTATGGAGTCGGAGTATAACGCCCAGATCGGCCTGGACGAGAATTACTTCAAGATAGGCGATGAGGTGAACGGAATCAACGGCGGCAAGATGACCATCGAGTTTGACGACGTGGACGGCCCCCCTTTGCACTGCAACTGCCGGTGCTTCCTCAAGTCGGTCGAGAAAATGGTCGAAAAAAAGCAGACACCCAAGACAGAAGAAATCCTCGACGAGTTGGAAAGGAGCCTAGATGGAACTAAATGAACGGATACAACTTCTAAAGAAGAAAATCCAGGCAAAAAACGACAAGAGCAAGGCAGACATAGTCGGTGAACTCCGCCAACTTAACAAGTCCTTTAACGATCTCAAGTACCTTATCACCGGCTCGGAAAAGGTAGAGTCAGTCAAGCAGAATGAAGACCTGGTCGAACTGTTTAAGCTGATGAATGACAAACTCCAAGCTCTGAAGGAAAGGGAAACCGAGTTCTGTGAAGCCATCGAGAAAATCAAGCCATCGGTGATAATGCCCTCTAAGTTTAGTATCGCAAACATTAACGAGGCCAAACCAGAAAAGGAATTACGGGAGCTCATTGAATCGTTCAAGGAACTCAGAACCCAAAGGGAAAAACCCAGGGAGAGACAGACGGTCAAGGTCGAGGGACTGGATAAGTCACTTGAGAAAATCCTTCCCAAGGAAAAGGAACTTCCGGAGACTGCCACGATGGAGGTCGTAAACAACCTCTGGAAAAGTGTCTCGATCAACTATCCCAAGGGGACGCTGAAGATACAGATTGATAGGAACGATTATGACGTGATCAGGAAATTAACTTTTATCAAGGAATGATTGGGGATGTCAAATATAAGACTTAGTTGCATTATTCCCTCCTACAAAGACCCATATCTCGTCAGGACGATAGATTCACTTTTACTTAATTCGGAACTTGGAGACGGGTTGGAAATTGTGGTTTGTCTTGATGGATACTGGCCATCCTTTGAGTTGCGTGGAGATCCGAGGGTAAGATACATACATCTCGGGAAAAACCGTGGAATGAGGGGGGCGATTAACGCCGGAGTCTCAATTTCAAGGGGCGAGTTCATCATGCGCACAGACGAGCACTGTATCTTTGCTAAAGGTTATGACCGTATCCTGACGGAAACCTGTAAGGATAATTGGATAGTCACTCCCAGAAGATACTTCTTAGACCCTATTAGATGGGAGTTGATGGACATCCCGCCCGTAGACTGCGAAAGATTGGTAATACAAGATTGTGGGAATGGAGTAAGGAAGTTTGCAGGTCAAAGGTGGGATAGCAGGGCCAAAAAACTTATAGATGATCCGATTATAGAAAATCAGGCTATGCAAGGATCGATGTGGATAGTTTCACATAAATGGTGGAATGATGTAATCGGTGAGTTGAAAACAGAAGGATATGGACCCACTTATCAAGACTCTGTAGAAATTTGTATGAAAACATGGCAGTCAGGCGGAAAACTCATGACTAATAAAAATACATGGTATGCCCATAAGCATAGAGATTTTCCCAGAACCCACAATGAGGGTTCTCCAGAGAATCCATCTAAAAGGGAGGAGAGTTGGGCTTATGCATTAAAGGTTTGGGAACCATATTATAGGAAAGTATTATTACCTAAATGGGCTGAGAGGTTTTGCCAAAATGGGAGGAACGACCATTATAAAAGATCATGAAATTTCACGAAATATTTAGAGCGTTACCCAAGGGGTATACCACTCATATAGCCTTATTATTAAAAGTTTTAGACACCAGCAAGGGAGATGTTGTAGAACTTGGTGGTGGCGCTTTTAGTACCCCACTTCTACACTGGTATTGTAAAAATAAGGGAAGAAAGTTAATCACCTACGAGGACAATTACGACTACTATTTGTTCGAAAAACAGTTCCAAAGCAGGCACCACAGAATTATTTTAGTAAAAAGCTGGGATGAGGTGGATGTTAAAACTCATCGTGGGTTGGTCTTTGTAGACCATGGTGGCAGAGCAATTACCAATACTTGGTATGGTTACCGCAGGGGAATGGATGCTATCCGCTTCAAAGACTCAGCTGATTATGTTGTATTGCACGATACGGAACCCAAAGGTCTAAAAACCTACGGATACGATACCATGTTTCCGCACTTCAAGTACAGGTTCGACTGGATAGAATGCGTACCATATACCTCGGTGGTCAGTAACTTTAATTCACTAGATAAATTTAGCGTATCATGAAGAATCTGCTCATCTACATTAGTCTAAATAAAACCTTTTACAACGAAACCTGGGGGGATGAGAATGAACTCCTGGTCAAGGTTCAAATAGATAATAGTCTTGAGATGGGTTGGAGACGGGAAGATATAATGTTGGTTACTAATTTTTCCTACGAGTATAATGGGGTCAAATCGATTGTGGTAGGAGACGAAAATTATTATCCGAATTCGGGGGGAACGCCAACTAAGATAAATGTTATACTGGATTTGTTTGAAAAAGGTTTGATTGGAGACGATTTATATTGGTTCCACGATTTCGACGCTTTCCAGTTAGGGGATGTGGGGATCGAATTGGCTGAGGATAAAATCGCTTTAACCGATTATGGAGTTACCAATATAAACAAAGGGCGGAATGGTCGGTGGTCGACGGGGACACTTTTCTTTGGGAAGGGTTCAAAGGATGTCTTCGAGTGGATTAAAGAGGCGGTCTACAAGTATGGGAAGAATGAAGAGGTCGCCCTGCTGGCGTTGACTCGGCACAATAAATATAACATTCTCAGTCGGATAGATAAACTTAATATTACATATAATTTTGCTACTAGGAGACGAAATATTGTCGAGCAGTATAAAATCACCGACTTACCGATAAAGGTGATCCACTTCCACCCCTTCGACAAGAGACCCGTATTCTACTTGCATACGGGACACGATAATATGGCCGTCTGCGTCCATGGCAAGAACCCGATGGGCAAACCGCTGGTCACCGAGAGACTCATCGAGATATTTAATAGACATGGAGTCAAATGAGAGACCTCAGTATTCTAATTCCGTCAAGGTCGGAAATGTTCCTCAAGAATACCGTTGAAGACATTTTGAAGAATGTCGAGGTGGACACGGAAATCATCGTTACTCTAGACGGCAAGTGGTCTGACCCACCCTTAGACCAAAATAACAAGGTAAATATAATCTACGTCCCTGAATCCATCGGGCAAAGGGCGGCGACCAACCTCGCCTGTAAACTCTCAAAAGCGAAATACGTTCTAAAATGTGACGCCCACTGTTCTTTCGACAAAGGTTTTGACCGCAAGATGCTAGAGGCCTTTGGGAAGGTCGGCGACAATGTCACTATGGTACCCACGATGCGTAACCTGTGGGCATTCGACTGGAAGTGTTACCACTGTGGCTGGAAGAAGTATCAAGGCCCGACTCCTGAAAAGTGCGGGCAGTGTGGAAAGTCAGACAAAATCCGAAGGAAGATGCTCTGGATCGGAAAACACAATCCTCAAAGTTGGTCATACTGCTTTGATTCCGAGCCACATTTTCAATACTTTGGAGAATATAAACACCGACCAGAAGTCCAAGAGATGAAAAAAACTGGCTTCACAGAAACAATGAGCCTTCAAGGGAGTTGCTTTATGTGTACCAGAGAGAAATACCTCGAATTAAATTTATGTGATGAGAGTCTCGGAAGCTGGGGGAACCAGGGACTCGAAGTAGCTGTTAAGACTTGGCTCTCTGGTGGGCGAGTTTTGGTAAATCACAACACTTGGTATGCGCATATGTTCAGGACGCAAGGAGGAGACTTTAGTTTCCCTTATCCACAACCGAACAGGGAGATGATTGAAACCAAGAAAAAAGTCTGGGATTTCTTTTTAAACGAAAAATGGCCGAAGCGAATTCATCCTTTGTCATGGCTTGTGGAGAGATTTTGGCCTGTTAAAGGGTGGGATGAGACATCCTTAAATAAATTAAAAGACAAGGAGGCGATATGGGCAAAGTAGAAATAGGCCGAACGCCTGACAAACACGAACCAATCATTATAGAGTTTGACGATGAGTGGAGCTTTAAAGACTTCACTGGTTTGGATTTATCAAAAG